CCTGGACCTGACCTCCTGGCGGCTGGTTTGGAAGGTCGACGAGATCTACTACACCTGGGGCCGCCGGTTCGTGCCAGAGGACGCTGTGCGCACGCGAACAGAGCGCGGGGTTGTGCCCTACGCGGGTTGGGTAGCGGCCGGCCTGATCGAGGTTACTGAGGGTGAAGTCACCGACTATCAGGTGGTCGAAAAGCGCATGAGGGAGGACATCGCCAGGTTCAATCCCCTGGTGATCGGCTTCGACAAGTGGAACGCCCAAGAGATCACCCAACGACTGCTGGCAGAGGGTCATCCGCTGATCGAGTTCGGCCAGACCACGAAGAACTATCACCCGGCGATGCAGGAGCTTGAGCGCGCCTACATCAGCAAGAAGATCCGGCACGGAAACGACCCGGTTCTGAACTGGTGCGCATCAAACCTCATTGCCGTGAAGGACGGAAACCTGAACATGAAGCCTGACAAGAAGCGATCGCCGGACAAGATCGACGACATGTCGACCTTGTTGATGGCCATCGGGCTGAGCATGCCGGCGGCCTCCCAGGGTGACGATGCCGGTGATTTCATTGCCAGTCCGGTGATCGGATGAAGGCCGCGGCGAAGAAGCCAGGGCGGCTGCGCGCTGCGGCGCTCAAGTGGCTTGGGGTTCCCATCCATCTGACTGATGGCGACTTCTGGGCGGACTACTTCGGTTCGAACTCGGCGGCGGGTGTGCCGGTGAACCATCAGACGGTCCTGAAGCTGTCAGCGGTCTGGTCCTGCGTGCGCCTGATCTCGGAGACCATCTCCACGCTGCCCCTTTCGATGTACGAAAAGACGAGCACCGGCAAGCGCGTGGCGAGCCACCATCCGCTGCAGTTCATCCTGCACGATCAGCCGAACTCCGACACCACGGCAGCCGTGCACTGGGAGGCGAGCGTTGCGGCGATGCTGCTGCGTGGCAATGCGCGCTGCGAGAAGCTGATGATTGGGGGCCACGTGGTTGGCCTGCAGTTTCTCCACCCGGACAGGCTGACCTCGTTCCGCCGCGATGGGGTGAAGGTCTGGCGGTACACGGACGAGAACGGCCTGCAGCGAGAGATACCAAACGATCGGGTTTGGAACATCCCAGGCTTCTCCCTCGATGGCAAAGAGGGCGTCTCTGTCATCGGCTATGGTGCCGAGGTGTTCGGCGCCGCGATTGGCGCTGACATGGCGGCCAGCTCCACATTCTCCAAGGGGCTGATGCCCACCACGGCGATTACCTACCCCAGCACCTTGAAACCGGACCAGCGCAACGACGCGAGGCAGACGCTGGAATCGTTGAGCGGAGCGGTGAACGCTGGGCGCCCGGTGATCCTGGAAGCGGGTTCTGAAATCAGGACGATCGGCATCAACCCGGCCGATGCCCAGCTGCTTGAGTCGCGCGCGTTCTCGGTGGAGGAAATCTGCAGGTGGTTCCGGGTTCCTCCGTTCATGGTCGGCCACGCCGAGAAGTCGACCAGCTGGGGGACAGGGATCGAGCAGCAGATGATCGGTTTCCTGACGTTCACCCTCGGTCCCTGGCTCCGTCGAATCGAGCAGGCGATCAGCAAGGATCTTCTGACACCTGCCGAGCGCACCAAGTTCTACCCGAAGTTCGCCGTTGAGGGCCTTCTTCGCGCCGACAGCGCGGGTCGCGCTGCCTTCTACGCAGCCATGGTCAACAACGGAATTCTGACCCGCGACGAAGTGCGTGAGCTGGAGGACCGCGAGCCGATGGGGGGAAACGCCGCGGTGCTGACGGTGCAGACCGCTCTTGCCCCGCTGGACAAGCTTGGCCAGGCCGAAGATGGCAATGCCGCTCGCGCGTCGATGCGCGCATTTCTTGGCGTTCCCGACGCCGCCAGCAAGGAGTAATCGATGACCATCCGTGCAACCCCGGGCGTTCCGAGCGGACGGCCGCAGATGGATGTGCGCAGCTACATCGCGCCGTCGGCGTTTGATCGCTGGGATTCCAGCATCCGCGCTGCGGCTGAGGATCAGGAAGACCGCACGATTGGCATCTACGACGTGATCGGTGAGGACTGGTGGACCGGCGGCGGCTTCACTGCGAAGCGTATGTCCGCGGCACTGCGCTCGCTGGGCAAGGGGCCGGTCACCGTTGCCATCAACTCTCCGGGCGGCGACATGTTCGAAGGCCTGGCCATGTACTCGATGCTTCGCGAGCACCCGGGCGAGGTTACGGTGAAGGTGATGGGTATTGCGGCTTCTGCCGCCTCCATCATCGCGATGGCTGGCGACAACGTGCAGATTGCGCGGGCGGGCTTCCTGATGATTCACAACTGCTGGCTCCTGGCCGCAGGCAATCGCCACGAGCTGCGCGAGATTGCTGACCAGCTGGAGCCATTCGACCTGGCAATGGCCGACGTGTACGCGGCCAGGACCGGCGAAGACCTCAAGGCCATGCAGAAGCTTATGGATCGGGAGTCGTACATCGGCGGCAGCGCTGCCGTTTCCCAGGGCTTCGCCGATTCGCTGCTCGACTCCGACGAGATTGGCAAGGCGGACGAAAGCAAGAACGCGTCTGCCGTCCGTCGTATGGAGGCCGCTCTGCGGGCCTCTGGCATGCCGAAGTCCGAGGCCATGCGCCTGATCAGCCAGTTCAAGTCCAGCGCGGGTGATCCCGCTGGCAGCGGTGAGGGCGAGCCCACCGAACACGGCCAGCGTGACGCTGCCGGCTTCACGACCACTGCGGCACTGGCCGCGAACCTCACCACCATCCTGTAAGGAGCGCCTAAATGGCCCAGATCGACGAAGACATCAAGAACATCAACGCCAGCCTCGGGCAGGTGAACGAGCAGCTCAAGAAGCATGCGGAGCAGGCAAAGGCCGATATCAGCGCGCATGCGCAGCTGTCCGAAGAAACCAAGGCCAAGGTTGACCAGCTGCTGGTCACCCAGGGCGAGCTGCAGGCCAACCTGCAGGCTGCCCAGCAGGTCATCGCCAAGCTGGAGCAGGGTGGCGGCGCCCCGGCCAAGGCCCTGACCATCGGCGAAGTGGTTGCCGCGTCCGATGCCTGCAAGAACTTCAACCCGGGTATGCAGGGCAGTTTCACGGTCAAGGCGGCTATCACCCGCGAAGACGCCTCGGCCGGCACCCTGATCCAGCCGCAGCGCGTGCCCGGCGTGGTTGCAACGCCGAACCAGCGCCTCTTCATCCGGGATCTTCTGACTTGGGGGCCCACCTCCTCGGACAGCATCGAGTACGTGCGCGAGACCGGCTTCACCAACAACGCGGACGTGGTGGCGGAGAACCCGACCAACCCGAAGCCGGAGTCTGATCTGGCGTTCGAGCTGGACTCGGCCAAGATCGCCACCATCGCCCACTGGATCCGCGCGTCCAAGCAGGTTCTGCGTGATGCCAGCATGCTGCAGGCCTACATCAATGGCCGCCTGATGTACGGCCTGAAGCTGAAGGAAGAAGCGCAGCTGCTGAAGGGTTCGGGCGTCGGCCTGAACATCAACGGCCTCTACACCCAGGCCACGACCTATGCGAACCCGGGTGTGACCGTGCAGAACGAGACGGCCATCGACCGTCTGCGCATTGCCATGCTGCAGGTGACCCTGGCCGAGTACGAAGCCGATGGCATCGTGCTGAACCCGATCGACTGGACCACCATCGAGCTGTCGAAGACCACCGAGAACGCCTACCTGTTCGCCACGCCGCGTGGCCTGGCCGTCCCCGGCCTGTGGGCCCGCCCGGTCGTGGCCACCAAGGCCATGGACCTGGGCGACTTCCTCACCGGTGCCTTCAAGATGGGCGCCCAGGGCTGGGACCGCGAGCAGGCGAACATCACCGTGTCCAACCAGGACCGCGACAACTTCGTCAAGAACATGGTCACCATCCTCTGCGAAGAGGACGTGGGCCTGACCGTGTTCCGCCCCGAGGCCTTCGTGAAGGGTGGCTTCGACGGTCTGCCGGTCACCGACGGCGCTGGCGCCGGCGGCTGACACCACGTGGCGCCCGGCCCGCCCGGGCGCCGCCCATGACGAAGGAATCAGATAATGGCCAAGGTCATTGCACTCACCTCGTTCGAACACCACGGAAGCCGTAGCCGCGGCGCGGAGTTCGATGTATCCACCCAGCATGCGGACTTGCTGGTCAAGCGTGGCCTCGTGAAGCTGGCTGGCGAGGCTGCGGCCGCCGGCGGTGGCCCGGTTGCTCCGACTGGCGCGGGCAACGATGGCGCTCAGCTCGTTCGCCAGAAGGCTGCCGACGCGATCGCGGCGATTGCGTCGGTGACCGACCTCGCATTGCTGGACGCTGCGCTGAAAGCGGAGACGGCCAAGGGTGAGAAATCCCGCGCCACGGTGGTCGAGGCCATCGAAACCGCTATCAAGGCGGCTACGCCGGCCCAGGCCTGAGCCATGCAGCTGATCACCATCGAGCAGGCCCGGCAGCACTGCCGGGCCGATAGCGCCGACGACGCCATGCTGGAGATCTACGGTGGCGCCGCCGAGGAGG